ACATAATTGCATATGCTGCGCATTGCATAAAGTAGTTGTGTATGTATTCTTTGGTTTTGCGTCTGCTTGAGGTTTTATAATCAATGATTGCCAATTTGCCTTCATATTCAGCAACACAATCCACAGTCCCGGCCAACCGTAAATGATCTGAGTATAGACGTTGTTCTTGCACATGCACATTATTAATGTTATGCAATAACGGCAAAATACTTTCAAACAATTCTCGTTGAAACAACGGCATTGTAGATATCACATCTATGTTATTGATATAATTTTCACAATGCAAATGTAAATTAGTGCCGCGTTTGGCAGCTGCACTTGAAATCTTATTTGCTTGTTCTTCGCCTACTTTTTTACGCCACTCCAATAAACCTTGTTTATTATGCGCTGATAGTACAGTAGTTACCGAAGGATATTTTTTCCCTGTAGGAGTGGCGTAAAATCTAACACCATCCTCTCGAGTAACCTGTTCCAATTTATCAAATTCATTCACTTCAACATGATTAAACTTCATTATTATCCTTGTAATATTTCAACTGCGTGATTATAGTGTTTGATTCGATCTTCAAGACCAATAAATCCACCATTGATTTTTTTTGTCATCATTTTAATATCTTGCGCATCTGCAAGCACATTTAAATTATTGGCATTCCAAAACCAGCATGCGGAATTTAAGGCGTAGTATGGTTGTACTAAAATATCGGGTTGCTCTAATAACGTATGATCGTCAAAGAATGTTTCAGAACATTTGGTATAGTTGTGTTTGCCTGTCAATTGAATTAACCCGCGGCCTCTAAACTTCCAGCCTTCCCCGCTTGCTTCGTCTCCGTTACCCATTCTATTGGCATAAACTTTGTTGGCAATCTTTTCAGGTTTTTTCGCATATTGTTTTGCAATGTCTGCATTAGGGAAATATTTTCCAAAGATCTTTTGTAGACCATCTGCACTATAATTTAAATTTTCTTGCATAACAGTAAATCCGCCAGATTCGTGCGCACATTGCGCAACGAATGCTGAAACTCTGGCAATATCATTAATCCCATATTGCGGCAATGTTTCAACCATTGCATCATACCATTCGGTAACATTCTTTACTTTAGGTAACAAATGTTTAACTTGTTCTTCGTTAAAATCAAAATCAAATCCTTCAGCCATTTTTGTCCTTTATCTTTGATAGCAAATTCTTTCTCTTTTTATTGTGCCATCGGTTTGTAATTGTTCTCTCCAAGCAGAACACTCCATATTATTTTCTACAGTAACACTTGGTTGCGATTGTTGAATAATAACAGTATTAGGTTGTTGAGCCCTATTAATACTATATCCAATCATGCCACCTATAATCACCGGCGCAATCCATGCGTTATTTGAGCCGCTATGGTATGGCCCATATCTCGAGTGCCAGTGCATATACTGAGCAGAGGCAGTTAATGATAATAAAGATAATGTAATAAGCAGTAGAAATTTTTTCATTTTAAGTTCCTTGAATGAAAAAGAGCCGAGTTATTGGCTCGACTCTTTTATTTATATTAATGCACTATATGTCTACTTTCGTAGTCTAATCTGGCAATAATGTATTCCTTTACAAGTTTAGATCGAACAATATCATCTACACCAAATTCGAAGACCTTAAAAGAGGGCATAAGGTCGGCAATTGCCATGAATTTTTTTAGTCCAGACATATCGGTTTTTCTATACAAATCTGTTTGGCGAAAATCGCCACAAAATATAATTTTTGACCGCTCTCCTACGCGAGTCATAATTGAATTAAGTTCCATATCTGTCATGTTCTGACATTCATCTACAACGATAATAGAATCATCTAGAGTAATGCCTCTGACAAACGACGTAATTAAAAACTTTACTGCACCTTGTTCTGCTAGTCTTTGATATGCATCACTACGACCAAATAGGTCTTCACAAATGCCAACATACGGTTCAGTATATACTTCTGTTTTTTCTTTTTCATCTCCCGGTAGATGTCCAATCTCTCTGCTAGGTACAGCGGATCGAACGATTATTACTTGTCGAAATGGATTTGATTTATCTAATACTTCCTCTAATGCGTGATAAAGCGCTATGAATGTTTTTCCTGTTCCAGCTACTCCATGAAGCAACATGATTTTTGAATTGTCATATGCATCAAAGACTCGCCGCTGGTTGTCTGTTAATGGATCAATTGTTTTCATATCATCTAATCTTAGTTTTAGTTTGTTATTAACAACTAAATTAAGCGGTGGATGAATTGGCTGCAATTGAAGATTATTTTTAGACTTTGCCATGTATACCCTCTTAAGAAAAAGAAAGGACACTAGCTACCGTGCTATTGCCCCCTCAGGTAAAAAAATTGAATTGAAAACATTTTATCGTCTACTTAATTTGTCTGCCAAGTTACTCTTATAATTATTGGAGTGTATCTTAGACAAGACTTCTTTAAAACCACCATCAGGTTGAGTGATACCGAGACGAACGGCGTCACCTAGTGCAGGAGCACCGGTGATGATGTTTTCGTGATTTGTTGATTGACAATTAGTACATTGCTGTTCAGGGCGCGCGTCATATCGGCAGAGCACGTCGAATAATGTGTCACAATCGTTGCATTTTAATGTATAACTAGGCATATGTAAACCATTCAGGTGTTTGTCGTTTTTTCCAGGATGCTAGATGCTGCTTTGCACCTAGGTAATAATTTATATATGATCTGACGGAAATAGCAGGGGTACAGTTAGCGTGAGTAGAGCAGCACATACTATCATCCCGATTATTAGCAATAATATAGGCTTTTTTTCTTCGATCTGAATTTGTAAAAGTGTTGCAAATATTAACATCAATAACACGGTAAACGATATGTAAAATATATCCATTTTTATGTATAAGCATCTATATTAGATCCTTTGAGTTGGATATCATAAAGTTTCTTTTGTCGCAATTGCTCATACTCTTTTAATTTTTCAATTTCAATTTGCATTTTATAATGTAGGGTCAATCTTGCTTGTTCTTGAATAGCTTTTTGTTTTTCTGAATCTACTGTATCAAGAGTTCTTTGATATTTGGCCTGAGCATAATTACGATCATAATGTTGATTGATTATTTCGGTACTTGATACTTTACTCATTTAATTTTTTTACTTGAATCTGCTACATCTTTATCTTCACGCATTTCAATAAATGTAGGCAAGAATAGACGTTCTACACCGTCTCCGCGATCTTTGATACGTGCATTATATTTAACAGTTACAATTTTTCCAATTGCAGCAATTTTTGTAAATTCTTTACGTTGTTCGTCTGAATATCCTGATCCAACATTAACTTGAATTAGACCATCCGATGATTCACAAACTAATGCTCCTAATCTACCAACATTTTTGCCTGTGCCTTCTTCCCATCCAACAACAACAAGATCGCATTCTAATTCACCTTTGAATTTAATTTGTTCCTTAGAACGCTTATCTTCCCAGATGTTTGTTTTAGATTTAAGTATAGTACCTTCTTGACCGTCAGCTAAGAATTTATCAAAAATGTTATGTGCTTCAAGTTGAGTATTAACTTCTTTGGTCCATACGATATCTACAAGATGACCAATAGCAGATACACCTTTTAGGAAATCTACATTTTGCATCAATTGCATAAAGCGTTCGTTGTAAGGTGTTTTATATACACCTGCTTGAAATCCTGTAAAAGGAATAGCATCCCACAATGTTACTCGCACCATTGCCGCTTCTTTATCTGACATTGTACCTTTAACACCTTTGCTTAAGATACCATTACCGGTTTTGCGATCAAGCGGTTTGCCTGCAGAATCTACTACAAGTAATTCACCGTCAAAAACATAATTGGCGCCATAATAAGAAGCCAATTTGAGTAAAGCATCGCTAAATAGCTTACTTGGAATATTAAGTTCTTTACCATTGCGGCTCCTGTATTCTACTGTACCATTACGAACAATTGCGTTAAAACGCATGCCATCTAATTTTAATTGGCAATATGCCGGGAATTTAATTTTGTCGACAAGCTTTTGGTCGAATCCAGAAGCCAACATAACCGGGTATGTTGAGATAAGCTTGGG